AGTCCATAAACAGTGCCCATCCTTTAAACCCTGCTAGTTCAGGTACAAGAAATCGTGTAAATGTAAATTCTGTACTTGCAAGTTTGTCCACAGGACGAGTATACCAACCTGCTTGCCTTAGCTCTTGTTGTTTTAAAGGCTGTACATCTGCTTCTGGCTGCTTACTTAAAATGCTATGTTTGCATACTTGATAAGCAATATCTTCTCTCGGATCATATCCTACAAATATTTTCATTAATCTCTTCTTTCTATGTCTTCTTCAATACACTGTTCGCCATATTGTATTTCAACTATACGACATGGAGCATCATAAGGATTAGTTAACTGATGCCATTCGCCTACAGGTACCTTATATTCTTGATGCATCGATAATTCTCTGCTAGGCAGTGCATATCCGTTAGCAAGAGCAGCATTAACAATGCAACGCCCTTCTGATACTAGCCAATACTCTGCACGTTTGTGATGTCGTTGCATCGATAAACTTTTGCCTGGATCAACTGTAAGTTCTTTTACTTTACAGCCTTCTACTTCGTGTAGTACACGATAGTAGCCCCACTGGCGCTCTGTCTTTGGTGACTTCCATTCTTCTAGTATCCACGAACTAGAATTCTTTTTATCTTCGCCGCCAACACCAAAAACAAATTCAACATCGTCAAATACCATTTCTGGAATATTGTCTGCTGTTCTGTCTCCGCCATTTGCAAAGATAATATCTGCAGCTGGATACATGAACTTTACGTTTTTGATAGCTTCAATTGCTGTATTGTCATCGTCACCAAACAGCACACAATGATCAACCATAGATAAATTTTGCACAATAGTAACACGCTCATTAGCAGGCATAAATGCCCTACCTTTTTTGCGTGTTAGCCAAGCGTCTGTGTTAACACCAACAACTAAGATATCTCCTAATTGCTTTGCTGCGTTGAAGTAGGCAATGTGCCCTGAGTGTAAGGGATCAAAGCCGCCGGTGACTAGTACTACTTTCATGTAGATATTTATATATGCACTTTAAAGTACGTTTTGTATTTGATGTAATTCTTCGTTAGAGAGAAAGAAGCGATCTTGTGCTAGAGTTTTATTATGCTCTAGCATAGAATTATATTCGTCGTCACTAATGTTAAAGTTAGAATCATTCCAAAGATATTTAAATCCTTTAATCCAATTTTCTCCTAGCGGACTTTCTTTAAATAACACGGGCACAGTGTTACATATTATAGTTTCTATAAACCTATAACTCCAAGCATTAGGATGTTGCCATTTTTTAGGACGTTTAGAGTCAACATGATTAGGCACAAGTCCAAATTTTGAATTACACATTATTTGATAATAGTTAGTATCAAAGTCATATTTCTTTTTTTGCCTGCCTACTTCGGAATGTTGAATGTAACTATTTCTATCCATAAACGGGCGAAGACTTTCTTCTCTGCCAAACGATTCAAAATGTCCTACAAAACAAAAATCATATATTTGTGTTTGATCTAATTCTGCAATATGATCTAAATATGCTAGAGGATATTTTAAACCAATGTTTACTCCACGCAAATTAATTACACCGTTTCTATGATCTACTTCTGGATCTAGCTCGTCTGCATTAATGTTGTGTTCTTCAAGAGCATATTTAAGTAATCTATACTGTAATAAGTTTGGAGCAGGAGTACTACATCCTTTTGCCTTTGTTTTCATTATAATTCCTTAAACTTTTCTATTAAAGTATTTAAATTAGGTATAGTTGCAGTGGCAAATTTTACATCATTAATATTTTTTGCAATATGAGTTTCGCATTTAACCGATGCAAAATAATCTTTAAATTTTATATTATTGCCTTTTAATTTATTACTATAATGTAACCAACCTGCTGGTATCCCATACGCATGTGCAGCAATAATACCGTGCAGAGATGTAGACACAATATTTCTACACTTTGTAATTTCCTTTGCTACTTCTAAAGGATTAGGATTAGATAAGTTAATAACTTTATAATTAGGAAATTGTTCTTTTACTTCTTCGTAATCAACATAGTGAGGAACTATACCTACATCATATTCTTTTTTACTTTCGTCACAAAATAAAGGAAGCAGTAATGCAGGGTCGCCATATATTTTAGGACAAGTTGCTCCTGATTCTAGTACTTTTTGCCTAGTAAGCGGTCCTCTAACAAATCTGTAATCTGCATTAGGATTTAAGTTATGTTTACTATGCATAGCGCCTGAACCTAATACTATCATATTATCAACTGCTTTGTGAATAATAGATCCTATACACATAGCATTGCCTTCCTCGGGCTTTGATACCATTTCGTATTTTACGTTACAATAGTCTAATATATATGGAGTTAAAATATCGCCAAAATTAGGACGACTATTAGACCAAAAGACTTTATACATCTAAATATTTCCTGTATACATTTAAATATTTGTCAGTTTCTTTTTGTTCACCTTTAAGGGTTAAAAATGCACTAGAGTTTCTGTTCTTACCAATAGCCATCCATAGAGGATCAAGTTTTTCAAACTTGTACTCATCTGCTAATTGATTTAACACGGTTTGATCTCTGCCCCATTTCCATTTATCAACAGGCACAGAGTTTAATTGCGAAGCGTATTCTTGTCTAAATCCGTTGTCATTGAATACAACAAATCCAGCAAGCCATCTATTTTCTTTGTGATGTTTTAAAACATATTGTTTTTCAAACAGTCTTTCGATAGCAGTTGTTCCTATCTTTCTAGTACATATGCTATCTGCATCAAGGGTTATTACATGTTCGTTTTTATGAAACTTATTTGCTACTGCTAAGAATCTTACACTTTGCAAGTAAGATATTTTTGATTCGTCGTTAGCGAAGTTAATGCTTTCTGAGGTAATACTTACACTGTCAAGAGTGTTTTCTTTTGTAGGATTTACAACATGACAGTGTAAGTTTATCCAAGGATTATGACGCTGTATACTTTGCAATAAAGGAATAGCCCATTTGTCAAAATATGTTTGATCACATCCAATTAGTACATTATAGTGTGGCATCTTCCATGCCCGCTACACGTAACTTAACAACATTAGTAATTTGCCACTGCTTTTGATCAAGTGCTTTAAGAACGCCAAGCCACTTATTACGCATTAGAGCAAATTCGTTGATAATCTTTTCATAGTCAACAACGTCTGCCTCACCGTCAACGTATTTTTCAACGTCACGGCTTGACAGAGCTCGCTGATAATTTTCTAGATATTTTTTAAAATATGAGCTACGCAATCTACGTAGCTCAATATTCAAATAGTTTAAAATTGCTTCAATTTCTTGTAGTTGATTGAAACGATGTTCTACGATGCCTGGCATAGCAGCCGCAGCCTTTTCAACATTACCTGCAAGTTTGCACTCTTGTTTTGCTTGTGCTAGCTCATTTTCAAAATATGCAACTGCATCAGGTATTTTACTAATATCACGGCTTACTTCGCTATACCAGCCCATTAATAGTCCTCGTCGTCGTATTGGTTGTCAATATCTAAGTAATATGTAATAGCAGAATCAAGTACATTGTCGGTTCCAATTAACTCTTGGAATGTTTCGTCGCTCACTCCATAGTCTGCCATTAAATCTACAAAACGTTCAGCTGCCATCTCAACATGTTTCTTGTCAAGATATTCTTTGAACATCATCCATACGTCAGCAATTTGCTCTTCATTCATTAGTAGTAACTTCCTCAATAGTATCTATATCAGTTGCTTCTTCGTCAACTTCAGAGGTATTTACCACTTCAGCTTCTCTTTTAATAAAGTCTGACATAACAATATCGAGTTTGTCGCCTGTCCAATTTTTACGGTACTCAAGCATTTCTTCGCCATCTGCTGTAACATACAAATAACGGTTACCTTGCTTCTTAAGCATACCTTTTGCTTCTAACAAATCAAATACACCAGAGTAAGGATTCATACCAGTTTCATATGGAATCTCAACTTGTACACCTTCGAACGGTTTAGCATAACGTGTTTTCATTACCTTACAGGCTGCACGAATACCGTGTACTTGTGAAGTTTTGTTACCTTCTGCGTCTGTTTTAAGTTTTAGTTTCTTCATTGCTACAACAATACTTGATGCATAAACAAAGCCACTACCACCTGAAATCTTATCGTCTGGATCAAACATATCTTGTGATGCATAAGTGTGGTTAGTTACTACCATACCTACATTGTATGCACCAAACATATTAACACAGTTAGTTACAAGTGCTTTAAGTGCTTTAGCCTTACGACCCATATCACCTTTCATATCACCTGCTTCAAACTGATTCTGTTCAGTGGGCGACATAAGCATACCAAGTGAGTCAACTACAAACAGTACCTTAGGACGGTCTTCTTCGTCCATTGCTTTGTAGTCTTTCATAAAGGTACTAACAGTTTTAGCAACGTCATCAATCATCGCCATATTAAGTTTTAGCAACTTATCTTCCGAACAGTCAACACCTAGTGCTTCTAACCAAGATTGGTCCAGTGCATTCTCTGAGTCAATTAGTACAACAAAGATATCTTGTTCTTGTGCTGCCTTTACAATATTACCTGATACAATGTAAGATTTACCTGCACCTGACTCACCTGCAAATACTGATACCTTACCTAGCGGAACACCTTTGTTAAAGTCACCACTAATAAGATAGTTGAGTGCGTAGTTACCAGTTGAAATCCAGTCAGTAGGATCGTTAAATCCTGCACTCATGCCTGAAATGGATTTAGTTAACGAAGTTCGAAACTTCGTAGGATCAAATGCTTTTGATGCCATGTGTTATCTCCTAATCTAAAAAGCGTAAAAACCCCCAAGCAGTCCTTTTCAGCAACTGATGGGGGCCGTGTTATTACTGTCCTTGACGTGCGCGGATCATTGCAAGAATGTCTTGTGCGCCACCACCTTCTGCAGGTGCTTCTGCTGCTGG